ATGCTGCCGCAGCAACTGCTATCCTGGCCGCCGCCGCGATCGACCCTTCGTGCAACGGTCAGGACCTGGTAGCCCTCCACGGTGTTGCCGGGGTGTGAAGGACGAAAGCCTGGTCCGGACTCTGATCAGGATGTACCGGAATACGGATCAGGTCAGCTACCCGAGGAAGCGTGTGAAGACGGTCGTTTTCGAGACGCGCGAGCAGCAGTCGCTCGGTCTGCAGCATTTCTCGACAATCCCGGCCGACACGATCTTCAAGTTTCCGAGGATCCCCGCCGGCACCGTATTCCATTCCCGTAATGTCCCTGAGCCGTTCGAGATCTTCTTCATCTCTGCAGGGGGCGCCATCCTGAAAAAAGCCCTCCTGACCCCACCCCTGGACACGATCGAGGCCCCTCCCGGGACTTCCACAGTGTACGAAGCTAGACCTGGCGTCATCCGCACGGTATAATCTTCCATCTCGAAGATCAAAGGGGAAAGAGGGAAAGTTGAAGTATAGCCTGCAGTCGATCAGGGACCGGATCTCCCTGTTTTCCGACGCAGCCACCGCCGAGACCTTCACCCTCGTCAAAGAAAAGCTCCTGAAGTACATCAACCAGCTCAAGGACATGCTCATGGACTGCGCCAATTGCAAGTCTCCCATGAGCGAGAGCTGCAAGGACTGCATCCGGATCCAGGAGACAATCGGCTGGGCGCTCGAGAAACTCAGAAAGGTCGAGAAAAAGAAGTGAAGGTCAAGCACGAGCCGAAGATCTGTTTGAATCCGAACTGCAAAAAGAGCTACCAACCCGGTCACTACGGAAAGCGGCAGAAGGTCGGCAGCGGAAAGGAACACAGTTACATCGTCCAGTGCCGGTCCTGCAAGGGATCTGGAAAGAAACAGGGGCAGCCCTGCTGGAAGTGCGGCAAGACCGGGAAGGTCCGCCAGAGCTGTACGGAATGGTACCGCGGCTATTGGGCGAAGATCCGGAAGCCTCCTCGGGGGATCCCGCCAGAGATCTTCAAGAAGATCGAGAAGGCGGCCCTGGCCTACCACCTCGAACACGCCTGCATGATCGCCGCGCGCGAGAGCGGCCTCCGGAAGGGAGAGCTCCTCGGGTTGACCTGGCGGGACATCGTGGACGACGATGGGAAGATCAAGAGCTCGTTCGAGATCCAGGGCCAGTGGGACGACATCGGCGGCTTCAAGGTCATGAAGGTCGGTACCGGGAAGCTGGGCTACTTCATGGCGAAGGCGATCCCGGTCCTGTCCAAGATGAAGAAGGGCGCCCCCGAAGAGCGTGTGTTCCCGTTCTGGGAGTCGGAGATCTACACCTGGTTCATCAAGCTCCAGGAAGGCCTGGGGATCAAGAACTCGGAGACCGGCGAGGAGTTCCGCTGGCACGATCTTCGTCACAGCCTGGGTACGGAGCTCGTCCACGGGAAGGGCGACAATGGCCTCATGATCGCGGCCGAGATCCTCGGTCATTCCAATCTCAATACCACTCGTGGATATTCAAAGCTCGGCGCGAAGGACGTTCTCGCTGAAGCCGAAAAACTTAGAGGAGGGAGCAGATGACAGGCCGTGTGAAGTGGTTCAATGATAAAAAAGGCTATGGTTTCATCAAGACGGCCGAGGTCCCGGAGGACATCTTTGTCCACCAATCCGCCATCCACATGGAGGGGTACCGGGTCCTCTTCCCTGACCAGGAGGTCGAGTTCGAGCTGAAGACCGATACGCGTGGCCTGAAGGCTGTGAAGGTCCGGTTGATCGAGGGGAAGCCGGCGGTGCCGGCGAAGTAAACCCCTTAGGAGTAGGAGTTGGAGTCCGCATATGTCCTCCCTGTACACCCTCCCGTGTGGAGGTCACACTCCACCGGGAGGTTCTATAATCTTCCTTACAGAAGATTATAGATTCTCAAGATACTACATGATGTAGTTTGACGTTGACAAAGATCCGGATCCGCGGTAGAGTGCCCAGTATGAAGGCTCCAACGTGGTTTCTCCTGCTGCAGACGGTCCGGGAGATCGCCCAGGAGGGTGAAATCCACTCCCAAACCCTGGGTAAAGCGGCCGAAATAGACCCATCGGACGCCTCCGCGTGGCTCTGTAAGCTCGTTCGATGGGGATACCTGCGGCGTGCCGGCCAGTCGGAGCTCGGCGGGAAGTCTGTCCGCTACGAGCTCACGAAGTACGGGGCCGAGGTGAAGGCTCCGAAGAAGCGCCATTACAAGGGAGGGCAATAAAAGTGCATAGAGTCCAACCAAAGGTCTGGCTGGTCGGTGAGACTAAGCTCGACTACGAAGCGATTGAGGCGTATCTAGAGTCGGTCGGTGCTCCTGACTGGGACTCCGATGGCCGGAGCGACTCTGACGTCCTTTCTGAGTTCATGGGACGCCTCTGCTACCGCTCCTGGAAGCCAGGCCTGAATGCGAACGTGACGAAGGTCCGCGAGGGGAACGCTCCGTACCTGAAGAACATCATCTCCTCAGGTCACGGCTCGGTCCTCGAACACGGATCATCGAACTGGGTCGTCCAGGATGTCTCCCGCGTCTTCACACACGAGCTCGTACGGCATCGTGCCGGAACTGCCTTCAGCCAGGAGTCGATGCGCTACGTCCGCCTGGACGATCTCGGCCTCTGGATCCCTCCCGAAGCCGAGGAGATCGCCGACCTCGTCGAGATGTGCGAGGAGAAGGTTCGGTCCGACGAGGCCTTTCTGAAGCGCCTTGCCGAGAAACTCGACCTGGACGGACCAGGCCGGAGCTTCGAGTACAAGAAGAAGTGGACCTCCTTCATGCGGCGGTTCGCGCCGGACGGGATGGCAACGGCGATCGGCTTCACGATCAATCATCGGGCGCTCCGGCACGTCCTGGAGCTGCGTACCTCGAAGGGCGCCGAGGTCGAGATTCGGGAGGTCTTCGACAAGATTGCGTTCATCGCGTCGGATCAGTGGCCGTCGCTCTTCCAGGACTTTCGACGGAACGATGACGGGGAGTGGATTTCTGAGGCGAAGAAGATATGAGCGCCGAGAAGATCAACCATCCAACTCACTACGGCGGCGACACGACCTACGAAACGATCAAGGTAATCGAAGCTTGGGAGCTCGGCTTCTGCCTCGGGAACGCCGTGAAGTACATCTCTCGGGCCGGGAAAAAGGACCCTGCGGCGACAATAGAGGACCTGAAGAAGGCTCGCTGGTACTTGGATCGTGAGATTGGAAAACTTGAGAGTCCTTAGGTAATCCTCTGGAGAGAAGATAAATGAGAACAAAGAAGGGTATGGAAGTGCTGAACGCGGACGGGAATCGGGTCCTTCTTCCGTTCGACAAGGTCGTGAAAATGGAGCGCGCCGAAGGAGTCCTGTGGATCAAGTTGTTCGACCCAATGGGGGTGTCTCTGAAGATCAAGGACGGGACAGAGGTTGATAAGGTTTGGTGCGAGTTTCAGATCTGGCTTACGGGGCCTGTCGGAACGCCTCTCTCTATGTAATCTTCTTGTTAGAAAATAAATGCCGAAGGAAATTCTAGTCTACCGCGGATGGATCGGAGCCAAAGAATCTGATCGCGATGAGCTAGAGAAGCTTGGAGTAGAAGTAGACGGATACAATCCGATCGGTGCATTTGACAGGTGTAGGATGCCAGCGTCATCATACGACAAATTCGTGAGGGCGTGGAAGGGTCGAGGCGTATGGGGGATGATCGCAAGGAAAGAGCTGGCGTACACGCCTGAAGACGATGTTGACATCCCATTTTGAGGCCTAATTCCGCACCGGTAACCAGGGGTATTTGGAGGAAACAGACATGATAGTCGACCTCGTAAACCGCATCGATCGCTTCATCGAGCTGTACGGCGGCCCGAAGGCGCCGGCGATGAAAGCGGACCTCCTCGAGCTGGTCCAAAAGGCCGTCGAGCACGGAGAAGCGAAGGACCAAGGGAAGATCAGCGGGATCCTGGTGAAGGCTGCGAAGGCGTTCTGGCCCGGATCGAAATGACAAAGAGGGTCGTCAAGATCCCGATGACCGACGACGAGATGGCCCTGGCCATCGAAGCGTTGAAGGTCTGGCACCTGGCGATCGTCGCCCAGGGTGCGATCGAGTTCCTCTCGAAGGAGCAGAAGAACCTGCTCGCGGACATCCGGGTCGACATCGAGACGCTGACGGAGAAGATCGATTTGCTTTGGAGGGGGAAGTAATGGACCCAGAATCGAGAGTCCTGACGCGTGAGCAGATGGACGTCCTTAGGGACATCGCCAAGTCGGTGGCCGATCTAATCGGACTTGGACCGGAGACAACGGCGATGTCTGGGATTGTCTGTGCGCTGATAAAGACGGTTGAGCCTCAGATCATTGAGATCCGTCGTCAAAAGGACCGGGCGCGCGGGTTTCAGCTTATGGCTAGGCACATGTTCGAGTGGGCGGACGAGAGGCCGTGGCTGGCCGCTATGGAGGACGGTAAATACGAGCGTGTTGGCGGAGATGTGGAGTGTAAAGTCTGCCGGCAGACATACTTCGAGCATCCACAACTTCCAAACCTCCCTACGTTCCATATCATCTGCGGCGGCACGATCGTAAAGACCTGAATAATCTTAGGTGGAGAAGATAATGATTTTGGAATTAAAGAGAACAATAATGTTCATCCTTTGGTGGCCCTTCCTGTGCATCCTTTTTCCGGTCGGGTTCGCCCTCTGTTTAGCTTTCGAAGCCATCAAGGCTGGTTTTGAAATTGGTGGCGAGGCTCTTAATGTATGGGGCCAGCCTGACGATACCAAGTAATCTTCCGCAGAGAAGATTACGTAGGGGCAACCCAGCGCATCCCACCGGCCTCGTGCAGCCCATCGTGGCCTCTGAACTTGCTGCACTGTAACTGCGGGGGCGTATTCGTTCCTTCCGGATCTTCTAACGTTGACGAGCACTGCTCAAACCGATTAGGGCAATCCGGGTCGTGGATATTTCCCGTTCCTGGCTTGAATCTACATCCGGTGTTCGTGCAGATCTTGTAAGGCTTTCTTCCGGTCAGGTATGGGCTACGGCTTTCATTCGCCGTCACTTTTGGACGACGAAGCAGCCACCAGAGCAGGCGGCAAAACCAGTTCTTGCAGTCTCGTGAGTGAACGAAGTCGGTCATTTATCTTCCACCAAGAAGATTACTTAGGGGGCGGCCAGGGCAGCTCGAAGTCCCGCCGCTTGATCTTTGCGAACCGGCCGTCCGGATGATGAAAGACGATCCCCTCGATCTTGTTGTATTCGAGGTATTGTTTTATCGCGTCGAACGTCCGATGGACGCCAAGCGGTAACTGAAGACTTGGACTTGGAGGGGAGACTGGTACGATCATGTGGGACGGGAGACCTTCAGGATTCCCTTGAATCTTCGGGCCGACGGCCTCGTAGATCCCATCCTTCTTGTCAGGGTGACAATCGAACCCCTCGAAGATGTATTTGTCGCTGGGATCGTCGCGGCGGGCCTCCACGTAGGCCGCCTCGTCGTAGGGCTCGCCGTTCTTCGGCTTCTGCCGCTTGAAGAGCTTCCCACCTTCAACTTTCACATTCGTTCCGTCTAGCTTCCTCGTGGGAACCCCTTCACCAGCCTCAACCCAGGCGCATTCCGGCTTCACGCCCGGCATGACGGGATGTCCCTTCTTGGTCTCGTCTCTAGGGTACATCGTCGGAATCTTCTGCATAACCTAATCCTTTATCTTCTGCCGAGAAGATTACCTAGGGGACAGCAGTTTCTTCTTCCGATAGCCGGGAAACGCATTATCCACACCACGTTGAACCGCCTCTTCACTTCCACCAACAATCAACATCGCGTCAGCTAGAAGATCGTCTTTGTGAAGTGCGACTACCGAATCAAGTGGCATCGGAGAAATGCTGTAGATATTTGTGTCCTTGCAGACAATGGCAAGCCACATAGGGCTCATCGCTGCCATCGTGACGATATTGACTTTTTTCACAACAACACGCCTCCTCCTATGCCGAGAAGATTACCTAGGAAACGAGTTCAAGCTCATCTGGCATCATGTAGGTTAAATGACCATGCTCAATAGTGCGAACCTGATAGCAACAGGTGTTTGCATCGGATCGCTTAGCATCTTCGGACCACTCCGCAATCACGATTTCAAGTAATTCCCCGTGAAACGGTGAGCCTGGACGGATCAACCTAACGCGATCTCCCGGCTTAAATCGCTTAGTGGGGCATTTACACAGGGAACCGTCACCATGCGTCATTTTTATCTTCCGATAAGATTACCTAGTACGACTGCGCGGGCCACCGAACGACGCGGAATTCTGATCCGCTGAGCCTCTTCACCTCGATCCCTGCGCCCACGTACTTTCTGCTTCTCCTGGCCGCGGCGACTGCCTTGGACTGGGACGTGAACTCTCCATACTGGTCAGGGATGACGTAGACGTAGTCTACGCTCTCTATTCTGTAGTCGTGATCGTCGATCGTCCAGCGCATAGCCTTCTCTCCTATTTATCTTCTTCCACTAAGATTACCATGGGATCGCCTCGTGCCCGGTGAGCTTCTTGAAGACGGCCTTGAACAGCTTCTTGGCTTCTCGTCCACTGGCAACGCACTGACCTCCACCGGCCAAGTACCCGCGCTTCCCTTTCTTCCTCGGGCCGCAGAGGGTGAGGGACACGTAGAACGCCTTGTCTCTCTGAGCCTTGGTCATAAACCCCTCTATTATCTTCCCGTTGGAAGATTACCTAGTGGACCTGCGGGATACGCCCGTCCATCAAGAACTCCTTCACAGCCGCCCAGGCGTCATCTAGGCTGTGGTATACGAAGACTTTCGGGCGAGATTTTTCGTGCTCCTTCTTCATTGATTCGATCTGGTGCGGCTCTGGACGCTCCATGATGTAAGGAGCCCCAAGCATATCTCCCATGTCACAGCGAGGACTGAGAGTCACAAAGTAGCCGTTCTCGGCCTTCGTGATACTCACGCTGTCCTCGCCGCCCATCCCCCCGAGTGCTCTGTACATTGGTCTCATTTTTGATCCTATTATCTTCCGTTGGTAAGATTATTCCTCGACGACTTCAAACCCCTTGTCGACGCCGCGAGCTCCGGTCGACCGTCTCACCTTGACCGGCTCAACGGAGGTCACGATCCCGCTGAACTGCTCGAAGGCCTTGAATGGGGTATGGCACTGTTCGCATACGATCCCGCCATCCTCCATAAGAAGGGCGGTCTCGGCCTCAGCGTGCTCTTCGTCGTACTCGTCGCAGTGCTCGCAGATCAAAGGCCCGTAGGCCCTGGTGTCGATCTGAAGCCTTGCGACCGGTTTGTCTGCGTCTGGCATCTATCCTCCGAGCAGCTTCTGCTTCGCGCGCTTCCAGGATCCGTACATCTTGGTGATCTCGGCCTTGTTCATCACGCCCATAATGAAGCCGATCACAGACATTATCCAGAGGTATGGGGCGATCGAGGTACTGATCGATTGAATCGAGGACTGCGCTTGGTTAAGGAGAGATGGATCTGTCGGCGGATCGTCACCGAGGCCGGCCAGCCCGCGGTACTCTCGGCAGGCCGTGTCGATCGCCACGTCCGGATCGACTCCCGCCCGGATAAGCTCGAGCGCCCTGTTCGATACGACACTGGTGATGTCCATGGTAAGAATTCTACCTTACCTCGTCCTCGAAATCCTCATCTTCATCGCCGCACCCGCAGGGGATCCCGTGTTCACCGCATATTGGACAGCTCATCTAGATAACGACTCCCATCTTGCGAGTAAGGACGCTAAATGCGAACGAAGCCTGAAGAGGTACCACCCCGTTGCCGATCGCGCGGAGCTGATCTCTCCGGGATTCGTCCACCACCAAGGCCACCCCATCAGCCAGCATACGAACGCCGGGTTGAGTCGACGGCGCAAGGCCGTTTGTAGACCCGTCTTCGACAACTCGCCCCCAGATACGGACGTCACCGGGACCTGGGGCAAAGATTGGGAGTGAACTCGCTCCCCAGTCTCCACGAAGTGAGGGAGGGACGCTCCGCCGTGCCGGCTCTTCAGGTCCGGGCCCTTGTAGTCCCTCTGGTTCGGCGTTGGCCACTTCTCCACCGCTGCCTGAAGATCCCCGCCGCCCGAGTTCTCCCGGCCGAGCTCCTGCTTCCGCTCCGCGCTCTCCGCACCGCCCGTGATCGTCCTTGGTGTTGGCCAGAGCTGGATCGCATCCATCAGCGTCGTTCCTGGGTGCATCGATCCTGACTTCGTCGTGTGCCGTCCGGATCCACCGGCGTCCTGTGCCGTGGCCGTCGGCCATTTCATAGCCTGCTGCTTCAGCGGCGTCCCGCCCTGCTTGTACGTGGCAGGGCCCCTCTCCTCGCCGGAAGCTGTCGGGGTCGACCAGTTTCGCGCTTTCTGATCCAGACCCATCTCGTCCTTCCGATCCCCGCCACGGCACCGGAAGGCGTCCGTCGCCGGTGTCTGCCATTGCGAGGATGAAGAGTCTCTCTCTCTGGTGGCTCGCGCCGACTTCCTCCGCGCTGAAAAGTCCCGCTTTAACTCGGTAACCAGCTGCGCGAAGGTCTCGGTAGACGACGTCGAATCCTTTTGTAAGGTGTCCGCGGACGTTCTCAAACCAACACCACCCAGGCTCAACCTCTCCGATGAGTCGGAGGATTTCCGGCCAGAGGTGGCGTGGGTCTTCTGCCCCAAGCCGCTTTCCGGCCTGAGAGAAGGGCTGACAGGGATAGCCGCCAACGATTCCATCCACAAGGCCACGCCACGGACGGCCATCGAAGGTTCGTAGATTCGTCCAAATAGGCGCCGCATCCAGGGCTTCATCTTCCATGCGCGAAGCCAGGACGTGGGCGGCGTATGCTTCGTGCTCAACGCAGCAGACGACGCGAGACCTTGGGAGCGCCACACGGATGCCGGTATCGAGCTGCCCGACTCCGGAGCAGACGGACAGGATCCTGGAGGAATGAAAATCCACACCCTCTACCATCCTATAATCTTAGCTTGAGAAGATTGAGCCTACTTTTTCTCTCTCGATTCGCTGGGTTTCTCTTCCTGTTTCTTGTCGTGGTCACAGCCGTTGCAGCCCCACACGGGCTTGTCGGTCCAGACGACTTCATGCGGGAAGATGGCCAGCCCACACTGGGTTGTCCCATAGCCCGTGTCGTCGTCGTAATACTGGATCTTGTGAACCCCAAGGATTCCAAGATCGGCGTTCTCACAAGTCATGAAAGGTGCTCCTCTAAGTCGGTCAGCCATTCGTGAAAGAAGTCCGTGGCCTCACAGAGGGCGTTTTCTTTGGCTGTCTGTTCCATTTGTACTCTCATAAGCTAAGTATCACGAAAACTTAATAGGACTCCGGCAGGGGGAACCCGCCAGAGTCAGAAGGTGTTGGATATTCATTTATCTTCCGAATCGAAGATTACAAATCCCTACAGGAGTCCCTTGTCCCTCATACGATCTTCGACGGTTTGTCCAAGGTCGACCCCCGTCTCAGACGCCATCTTCATGGCGCAGATCACCAGGTCAGCAAGGTACTTCTCGCATCCCCTGAAGCTGACGGCTGGAACGCCAGAGGCACCGCTATGGTCGTGCTCGTCTGCGGCGCCGGCAATCTTTCCAGTAGCCTTGGTCGCATGGAACAGGGCGTGCTTGAGCATGAAGCACGGGTCCGCGTTGTTTGAGAAGTGCGGCTCGACGGCCCACGGCTTCATATCGAGCTGAAGCTGCTTAATCGTCATGGTCATTTTGCGGTAACCTCCTCGCATGAGCGCCACTGTTTCTCTTTATCTCCAAGACGGAACTCCATCTTTTCTTTCGTCTCAGGGACCAGGTGCGCGTCGTTTACGATGGAAAGGTAGAAGTCGTTCCACCAGATCCGGACGCCATCGTTCGGATGCTTGTATCCAAGGATTTCGGCCGCGTGCATCAAATGAAGTTGGAAGTGGTGAGGAAGCTCGTCAACACACCGAAGGTACTCCTTCGCGTGCCAGTCTAGGCCGGTAAGGCCTTCTTTTGTCTGCTGAACGCATGGCCCCGTGAACGAACCACCGCCCGGGACGTATGGGTCATCGAGTGCCTTTCCATCGAAGGCTGAGATCAAAAAACTCCGACGAAGCCAGCGGCACAGCACCTTCACCGGATGGTCCTTCTTAATTCCATCCGGCCCACGAACCGACGCGATCAAAACTGACTGCTGCATAAGAGGAAGCTCGTGAACCCACGGTTGAAGAACAGATCCCATAACCACTCCTTTTATCTTCCCATCATAAAATAAAGCCCATTTATGTGACGCCCAGTCCAAACAGGATAGAGAGGGCTGGGCGCCCGATAAAGGGGTTCTGATTTCTAAAGGTCGACCTCGTCTTCCACGTCAACGTCTTCTTCACCGTCACGGAAGTACTTCTCGTAGAGCTCCCGGAGCTTGGCGTCCTGCTTCGTGGTTAGAATTCCGCCGGCCTGGAGCTTTGTCAGGACGGAATCGTGGAAGTCGCACTCGAAGTCGGTCTCGAGGGAGCGGCTCATCTTGTTGAGTGCCAGAGCCATCTCGAGAGGTGTTAGCTTTTCTTGAGGCACGGCTCACCTCCCGCGACGAACAGGGCCGGGTCGAACTTCACCAGCTCGACCTCGAGCTGCTTGCGGACCTGCTGCAAGGACTCCTTCGAGGCCTCGAAATCCTTCTCGGCCTTCCGCAGGGAAGCTTCGATCTCGATCTTGAGGCGATTGTAGTTGGAGGTTGCCACAACCAGGGACAGCCTCTTCTCCTCGACCGTCTCGATCAGCTTCTGGATCCGCTGGACTGCCTCGCTTGAAGTGACGCCCATCTCTCTCTCCTTAGCTTTTATTCCAAGGCCACCGGATCCCATTGAGCCAGCGGCGCCGCCGTTCACATCCTTCGCAAGGTTTGATCCCGCACAGTTCCGTCAACTTCTTGATCAGGTCTCCAAGGCCGGACTTCTGAACAGTCGGCAGGATCCCAGACTGTCCGATCTCATCCGGCCAGACCCTCTTCTTGCCACAGCATTCTTTGAGGGACGGTACGGAATTCCTGGAGATCCCGACCGTTGCGGAAGCCTCCATCAATTTCTCGAACATAGCCTGGAGACGCGCGTCGACGTCCCTGGTGGTCAGATTTGGGAGTTCCCAGAAGAGCTTATGGAATTGACCGATCAGGTCCAGGAATGGAGCCTGGCGCGCGGACATGTCCGCGATCAGGGTGGTCTTTTGCGCTTTCTTAAGCTCGATCGCCTTCCGGTCCCCGTCGCTCTCTTCCAGGAATTCTTCCACGTTACCTTTCCTCAAAAGACGGATTCTTCAGGACTTCCTTCCCGTCGATCTTCATTGAATAGTCGTCCAGCCAGACGTTTCCACTTCCGGATCGAACCGCCACCCCAACCCCGACAAATGCGGCATCGCGGATGGCGTCTTTTTTGCCGGTCACGCGGACCCAGAACGGAGTGTCCATGGGTGCGTTGAACCTGTCAGAGTCAAGGCCGCGCTTATTTTTGTCCAGCAGGTAAATGGTGATCACGTCGTTATGGGAGTCCGTCCCGTCGCTTCTGACCCAAACAGAGACCTCGACCGTCTTTCCGGTGAGCGGTATTGGGTCGCTCCCAAAGTACGTCTCTCCCTTACCTCCGGGGATCCTGATCGAATATGATCCCGTCCTCGCCACGGTCCCGTCTAGGAAAGCTGCACCCATCGACGAGTTCCATCCACTAGGGAGACGCTTTCCGCTCACCCCTGGAGAGCGAGACGCGGCCATCCTAGCCCCCTGCTCCCTCGCCCTGGTCTTCCAAAAAGGGTCTAGATCGGGCCACGCTTTGACGTACCACTCTGAGGCCCGGTCGTACAGTTGAACCCTGAATGACGGGAGCTTTTTCGCGGCGGCAACCCATTCGTCCCCCATCCCAATTTTCTGGAGGCTGCTCTCCGTGTAACCAGGGGTGGTCTCGTGGTCGAAAATCGGCTTCAGAGTTTGGTCGGAAGACGGAAGGGTCTGAAGAAGGATCACCATCAGAGCAACCATCTAACCTCCTGCATTCACCGTACAGAATATATACTGTGAAGTACAGTGAAAAGCAACAGCTATTTTAGAATTTCCATCCGACCAGGGATTCGACGACTCGGCTCTGATCGTCGAAGGTCAGGTTGTTGTAGAAAGGAAGGCGGACCAGGCGGCTGCTGACCCATTCCGTGACCGGACAATCTCCAACTTTTCCACCGAGCTGAAGTCCCATCGGAGAGCTGTGGAGAGGGACGTAATGGAATACGCTGGAGATTCCGGCCTTCTTAAGATGAGACATCAGCGAATCCCTTTCCTCGGGAGAGGAGAGGACAAGGTAGTACATGTGGTACGACTGCTCGCAGTGAGCTGGGACCAGTGGGCGCTTGATTCCGTTTTGGTACGCCCAGCTCTCAAGGTAGTTGTCGTAGAGCTCCCAGACGCGCCGGCGCTTCTGCAGGATCCGCTCTCTCGCCTCGAGTTGGGCGTACAGGAAAGCAGCCAGGATGTCCGACGGATGCCAGCTCGACCCCAGATCCACCCAGGTATACTTGTCGACCAAGCCGCGCAAGAACGTCGACCGATTAGTTCCCTTCTCGCACAGGATCTCGGCCCGCTGTGCCAGCGCCTGGTCATTCACGATCAAGGCTCCGCCCTCTCCGCAAATGATGTTTTTCGTTTCGTGAAAGCTGAGGGTGCCGAGGGCACCGAACGTTCCAAGTTCACGTCCACGGTACTTTCCAAACAATCCGTGAGCGTTGTCCTCAATAATACGAAGCCCGTGGCGAATGGCGACGTCCAAAATCCAGTCCATCTCGCACCCGACGCCGGCGTAGTGGACCGGAACGATGGCGCGCGTTTTCGAACTTATTTTCGACTCCAGGTCGGACTCGTTCATGTTGAGCGTATCCGGCCGGATGTCGACGAAGACCGGCCTGATACCGCGGATCGCAAAGGCAGCTGCCGTCGAAACGAAAGTGAACGACGGAACGATAACCTCGTCGCTAGGCTGAAGACCCAGGAGAAGGCTCGACATCTCGAGAGCGTGGGTGCAGGACGTCGTAAGGATGACTTTTTTGGCCTCCAAGGTCTTTTCAAGGAGCTCGCAGCAGCGATGCGTGTATGGCCCATCCCCAGAGACGTGCCCGACCCTAAGCGCGTCCTGGATATACTCGATCTCCCGCCCCTCTAAAGACGGCCGGTTGAATGGAATTGTCGGTACGGTCATACGGTCCAGACGTGAAAAGCAGTGCTCACGGATTTTACCTGGAAACCGATGCTCTCGTAGAACCTGAGCGCCCGGTGGTTCCTACAGGAAACCTTGACGCGCCACAACGAAACTGGGGCAGTATCGAGGACGCCGTTCACCAGGAGCTTTCCAAGGCCGGTTCCTCGGCAGGAATCCTTTACCGCCAGGAGGGATATTCTTCTGGCGCCGTCTTCGTCGGAGTTCTCGTAGAGGAACGCATCGAGAGGGGCTCCGCCAAAAACATGCACCATTTTTCTGGAGATCCACCCAGAGAACATCCGCTCGACGTTCTGGTGGAGCATGTGGTCTCTCAGGAACCGGCTATCCTTAAACGCCGTTTGAGCGATCTTGACGTGTTCGAAGTCCGAGACTTGGTAGCTCGTGGTCGGCTTCGTGATCTTATGACCTGGCTCAAATTCCATGTCGTACAGATAGTCGAGCGCAGTCACGTCTCCATGGGGATCCACCCAAGAATCGGACTTCACGAACACAACGTCGAAATGCCCTTTGTTGTTGGACTTCACGTCGTACGCGTAGATCGGCGGCTTCGTCTCGAGGACTCCAACCTTGAAGTCGAAGACATCGCTGTACATCTGGGAATGGGTCGCGATCATGCGAACGGATCCCCAACAGACGGCCCTGATTTTCTATATGCAGCGAGATAACGATCAAGCCATGGGAAGTAATTCGGCTCGATTTGCTTCAATAGATCTTTTATTTTCTTCCAGTTTTCGTAGGTCCACCCAGGTCTCGGACAGTGAGCGTCGACGTAATTCGACGCGACCACTCTACCGGGCCAGGCCGTCCTACATAGTCTTTGTCCTGGAGCTCCTTCTACTGGTAAAAAACTAGACCCAAACCTGCTTTCGCAGATTCTCTTCGACAGTGTTATTTCATCGAAAAACCACAGCCGGTCCTCTTTCATTGGGTTCGCTTTTTGAAGCTTGACGATCTCGTAAAGACCAAATTCTTGGAATGTCTTAAGCATGGACCCAATTGGATCCCCGACAGTCAATCTCATTACCTCTCTCCAGGTTGAGACTGGCATACACGGACCATAGGCCGGGTATTTTCCGTTTTGTCCATAGTTGGAGGCGTGCCGGATCGCGAGTTCGTTCTTACGGGTATCATGAGGACTGTGGAATTCCCTGCTGACCGGAAAGAGGTCAACGTCTCCAACGGCCATGAGATCTGACGGGTCGAGCCACGAAAGTGCTGCACCGTGCTGCCTCATGCACGTAGCTACCGTGAAGTCTTCGATGCCTTCTATGTGACCAACCCACTCTACCGGGTAATTCTCTTTCGATACCTCATCGAGGACAACTTTTCTGTGCCCTGAACTCCATTCCTCTGGAGTCCCAACAAAAAAAATAAGGGGCTCGTACCCGATCCTATCTCTCCAAAGCTTCGCGCAGATCGGAAGGAAGAAGTCGTAAGTGCTTGAGGTAGTCGAGGTCATGATCGCCCGATTCATACGACCGGACCTTCCCAAGGGCGACTGTCCCACTTCCTGTTGATCTTCCATCCGTTAAGGCAATCTCTGAGGTTTTTGTCGAAAAGGTTGATCTCCTTGTCGAGGATGTCCAGAAAGAATGCGGCCCTTGCCGAGACGGAATGGTACTTCTGGAGATGCTCCTGACCGTTGACAGAAACCCTATAGATCTGAGAATCGTCGGATATTCCTTCGCTAACAACGCTTACGAGCTCTTCGATTGATCTGTAGAAGAGCGCGGTTTTCTTGTCCTCGAACGGATACGGATGAATGCACCCCATCGTCCCGTCAGAGATCATCGCAGTGGAGTACAGTGGGATCTCCCAGTATCTGCTGGTATCTCGTCCGGACCCTCTCATCGTGACGGCCATTCTCGAGTTTGCAATGACGTAGTGGTAGTCGATGTACGAGCACTTCCCTATCGATGAAATCCTCTTCTCGTAAAGAAGATCATCGAGAGCTTCCATTACGGAAGCACGCTCAATCCAGGTCTCCCCCATCTGGTAAAAAATCTGAAGAAGCTTTTTCGTTGTCCTTGACCGGTTTCTGAGCCATTGAATCGAAACCCCTTCGAGACTGATGTCATGATCGACGATCGGTGAGGACAACGGGAGTGGATAAAGCTTTAATTCGTATCCTTCGATCTTCTGGGTCATCCCAAGATTTCTGACTGCCGGCGTCAGGATTTGCTTGAACACTACCGCAGGTTTGAATACATGAATCCAGTGCTCGTTCAATTCGTCGCGCTCGCCAGCATCGTAGTAGATGATCGGAGGAAGTTCTTTTACCCAGTCCCGGAGCCGCGCCAGCAGCAACGTAGGCACCCGGTGGCTGTTTCCGAGAACAATTACGTCAAACTTATGGTCACGGAGCATCCGGATCGCTTGATCCTCGCTCTCGACGATGTTCTCCTTCTTTGGGCGGAACCATGGATGTCCTCGGGTGATTCCAGATGCGTTCTCAGCGGTCAGATATTCTGTATCGTGAAATGAAGGAACCCCGTCAGGAAGGTGCGTCCTACCGCTTTTCGACCACTCAACTAGATCTCGAAGCTGGTTGAACCAAGTGAGCGATCGGAGATCGCAGGAGTCCTCGTCGTAGTTGATTGGAATATACGGATAGCTCGAGATCATCAGATCCTTCGGAAAGGCCGCTTCCAACTCCTTCAGGCCCTGCCAAAGAAAGTAGGTGGCCGAGGTGAACTGAGGGTGATCCAGGAACAGGATCCTCTTCATACGACCGGGCCCTCCCAGGCCCTTCCGTCCCACCCTCTACTCGACTTAAAGTGTGCGAGCGACTCTCGGAGCGTTTGGTCCTGGAAGCCGAGCTCTTTGTCCAGGATGTCCAGGAAGAACACCGCCCGGGCCGCCGTCGAGTGGTACTTCTGTAGGTGTGCTTGGCCGGCGACGGCGACATCCAGCATCTCCCGATCGTCCTTCTGGATCCGATTAACGATGTCGATCAGTTCCGGAATCGACCTGTAGAAGTAGGCCGTTTTCCGATCCTCGAACGGGTATGGGTGGATGCAGCCCATCGTTCCGTCACAAATCATGGCGGTCTGGTAGAGCGGAATGCTCCAGTAGCGATCGGTGTCCCGTCCGGATCCGCGCATCGAGACGGCCATCTTGGACATCGCGATCAGGATGTGGTACGGGCCCGTCGGAGCTCCGCGCGCGACAGAGTACTTTCCCTCCAGGACCCACTGATCGAGCGCCGCGACGACGTTCGCCCGCTCCGGCCAAGTCATCCCGAAAGGGTAGAAGACCGGGAAGACCTTCGGATTCTTCTTGCAGTTCGAGAACGAACGGAGCCACTGGACAGAGACCCCGAAGAACTCGATGCTCTGGTCGACCAGGGGTGACGAGAGAGGAAGGGGGTAGATCTTGAACGGGTACCCAGGGATCGGAGTGGTCAGGCCTTTTACCTTCACTGCCGGCGTCAGAATCTGCTTGAAGATTAAATTCGGACGGAAGACGTGGATCCAGTGCTCGTTCAGTTCGTCGCGCTCGCCGGCGTCCAGGTAGACGATCGGAGGAAGATTCCTGACCCGAGCCTTGAGCAGCGCGAGCAGGATCGTCGGAACTCGATGGCTGTTCCCAAGAACGATCAAGTCGAACTCTCCAGCCTCCAACTTTCGAACGACCGAATCCTCGTCCGGAAGTAGGTTCCGTTCGTGGAACAGCCTTGGAGTGGTCTGGCTTCGAATGATCTCGTTCGTGTCGAGCGACGTGAGCGTTTCGGTGGCTTGGAATGGCGGGATCCCGTCCGGATACTTGCCGGTGCTCTTCCACGCCTCCACTTGAGCGTTCAGCCACCGGAACCAGGGGAGGTCCGAGAGCCGGAAAGTTTGCTTGTCGTAGTGCGTCGGAATGTACGGGTAGACCGACACTTCGAACGACCCGGGATAGGCCTCCTCGATCTCCCGAAGTCCGTGCCAGAGATAGAACGTGCAGGAGGTGAACTGAGGATGGTCTAGAAGTAGGATCCTCTTCATCGTTTCCTCCAGATCCTACGATGCGATCCCCTAGGAGCCCAGATCTGCTCGAACCCCATCTCCTGCATCGTATCCAGCCAAATGTACCCGCGTCCGAGCGGCTCGTTTGAGGCGACGTGGTAGGGGGCGTGCTCGGGTGCGCTAAAAGAGACGGACGAGGCGAACGGCTTCCCTTGAGCCAGATGATCTCTCAGATGGACCGTGAACTCCTTCGGATGTAGAAGATGCTCCAGGAGCTCGAAGCAGGTGACAGCTTCGTAGGTCTCACGGATCGGAGAGCCGCTGTCGACCGGAAGCACCTGAAGGTTCTTTTGTGTCCCGGTCAAGTTCACGAATGCCGTCAGAAAATCGGTCGTCGGTCCGAGAACTTCGGCCTGCGTCACGTTCCATCCGTCGAGCGCCAGGATCGCGGTGTCGTTCCAGAATCCTCCTCCGTAATCCAAGATACGGTCCCCCGTGTTGAGCTCGGCCTCGAAAAACTGATGCCACGCCTCCCTGGACAGGCCGCCGGAGTCCTTGTTGGCCAGGGACAGCAGCGCCCGGTAGGCGTGATTGAACGTATTAACAAACCAGATCTTGCTCTCTCGGTAATACTCGATCACCGCCTGATCGCTGTCCCTGGGTTTGCTGAACCACTCATTCTTCATGATGAGGTTCATCGCCGCGTCGTCCTTGAGCGTCTCGAAAAGGACGTTCCATTCTTCCTTGGTCACCTTGACGAAGGACCTGGCCAACTCGGAGAGTTCTTCAAAGTTCATATCGCCTCCAATCACATGACCTGGGCTCGCTGCCTCTTTCCGACGCCGAGCCACTTGACCTCGAACTGAGGGATCTTGTCCATAAGAAGATTGTGGATCTCCGGAGCGTCGTTGAACTTCACGCCCAGGATCTCCGACCACTTTGCGACGAACTTGGCGCGAGACTCGTTCATGATCTGGCCAGCGGGGACCTCGGGGGACGACGCGAACGTGGCCGACCACATGTGGTAGTTGTCGTGAGGGACCGGGATCGTGATCGACGGCATTCCTTGACGGGCGCAGGCGACCCCGAAGTCCGTCTCCTCGTAGAAGCAGCGATACCGCTCGTCGAAGCCGCCGACCTGGTCGTAGACGGACCGACGGAAAGCGAAGGCTGCGCCCATGGGGCAGTTGTGAACTGCACATGACGGGACGCAATAGGATTCGTCCTCTTCTACCTCAAGATTGTAGACCTTTCCTTTGTACGGAGATTCCGTGATCTCTCGAATCGGAAGGTAGACGTATTTTTTATCCATGAACCCTCCCTGAGGGTTCTGGGTCATTGTAAAATGGTAAATATCTTGCCACTTCTCATTTGTAGGTTTCCTGGAAACCTTACTAAATGTGCATAGGATTTCTTGACGACAAAGTAATTGAAAAAACTGCCACGCCAATAGAGGTGAAACGGTATCGTAATGAGCTCTCATGTATCCACTTTCGTGGATGCTAGAGCAGCCGTCACCGTCAAGCATCCCGTCAGTAATATATTTTTGTAGATATGGAGGAAGCTCCATCATCCACCAGGGGATACGTTTTTGGTTTGCTTTCTCTCCAAACATATGACGAAGCGCAAGTGCCAACGGAAGGCAATGGATGTTCACGTAAACACTGTGGTCCTCTTTTTCTCGATGGATACTGCTTGAGAGATTGAAAGATTTCTTAGCGACTTTCTGAACGAGATCGCAGAAATCATTTTCACTTTCGTTAAAACTAAAACTAATACATCCACCGTTACTAAGCTCTGTAGATCCTTCGGCTATAAAAAGACCAAAAAAACGAAGAAGGTCAGGAGTGATTGACACGTACCGTGGAATTGATTTTTTATTTGTCCCATGAAGGATAAATTTATCTTTCGTAATACTCCAACGTGAAAGTTCTGGAAGTTTTATTCCATCTGCCAAGTCAATTCTAACTCGAGGTGTAACAGCTGTGAAACGAGGAAGCATTAAGAAGGAACCACTAGACAGATCCCGAGGGGCTACCCAATTCTCACTTGGGAGACGATCGTCGGAATGGTCTCGGCAGTGTTCCGCTTTCTTAGAGGTACAGTATCCGCCGTTGTAGTTACATTTCTCTCCACTTGCTACTAAAATAGGATGGTCTTCTGTAACCGTAAACGGCAAGTTCACGCGAGACGGGAGAATCTTATAAAGAAGACCCTCATAATCGCTTTGAATTGTTTTCCAAACGCGCCGCCAGCGACCTTTATGGGAAAGAACATAATCACCGATACATACATCTTCAATCTTTAGCAACCCACGGTCAGTTACTATTTCTTGCCCAGGAGGAAGGCACATGACCTTGCCGGGCCAGTCGTCGGGCTGCTCCGGCATCGTCGAGAAGCGTTCGTGACGGATCAGAACTCCGTTTACGTACCGGACGTTGAGCGGGATGACCTTCGCCTCCGGCCCCTTCAAGATTTCCGTCGCGTCGTCCGGCGTGATGAACCGGCAGTTGAGCGAGACGGTCGCGACTTTCGGATTCTGGAGGACGGCGTAGGACAAGTAGGAAAGCCAATCCCTGGACAGCAGCACATCGTCGTTCAACAGGACGACCATCTCGTGATCGGTGGCACGGACCAGGCTGTTCCATCCGGCCGGCAGGCCGCGATTGACCGGGTGCTCGATGAGCTCGGCCCTGTAATCGCGACACGCCTCCCTGACCCTCTCACGATGCTCTTCACGGCCGGAATCATCGCAGACGACTACAGTGAATGGGTAGCTGGCACCGTCAGTCCGCTGCTTGATGTTCTCGAGCAGGCCGCGGACCCGTTGCCAACCACGGTAAGTCGGGATTCCTATGCAGGCGCCTGGACGGACCATTAGATGTACAGCTCGGACGCGAGACGTCGTTCGATCTCGATCCTGCTGTTCCTCCAAATTTCCACATCGTTATCGGTCACATATTGATTCGGCATGATTGATGACGCGTCCATGAAGTGACCCTTCCCACAGAGAGAGTCTAGGATTAAATTCTGGAGCCGCCCGACAGAGTTTTCAGGAATCATTTTTAGCGTCCGGTTTTTAGCAAACTCCGCACGAGACGTTCCACCCCACTCAAATGTCGGTATGGAGTTTAGGGCTTTTACAAGACCGGCTGACGTCTTCGAAAGCCATCCCCCGCGCGGAAACATGGTCTCTGCAAAGGCGTTCCTCGAAGAAGTCCAGAGCGCAACGACTGGAATACCTACCGCCATCGCCTGGTGAGGCGAATAACCGAACGACTCGGTCCTGGTGTGAAGGATCACGTCACTTGCTTCGTAGAAAGACCCCATTTCGCGCTGACGTAGCGTCCCGCAAAACCGGATGTTCGGTGGGACGTCATGATCCGGCCTCGACAAGGCAGACAGAAATACCGTCGGGTTACCATCCTGATGAAACAGGCTGGCAACCTCGAAGAATTCCGGCCGATGATCCGCGCAGGAGTACCCTATGACGCGGTCTCCCTCTCCAATACCGTGCCTTGCCCGAAAGGCGACCCGATCTCCAATCCACTGATGAGTAGGAAGCGGAGGGTAGATAACGTGGCACCCACGGCATGGAGTTCCGACCAAGTGCGAATCCATACTCGAGGTCAGGAACAAGTCGGCCATCTCCGGTTTTGGATTCCCGAGACCGAAGACGATCCTCATGACCCGAACCTTCACACCGTTAGCGGCGCAGGCTGCCCAGATCGTCTCGTACTCCGACGGCTCGTTCGTCGTGCCGACCATGAGGTAGACGACGTCGAATCCGCGAAGCGCCTCGGTGATCGCGCTCATGTTCCAGATGTCGACGCCGCGCGCACGGTCCGCCGGGATCCCATACTCGTCCCGCCAGGCCGCCGGATCGGAAAGCGAGAAAACGTAGGGGTCGAAGACCTGACGATTGAGATGGAGAAACGTGATGGCGATGTCTTTTGCGCCGCCACCCATGGGAGCAAGAGTCTGCGAGACAAAGGCGATCTTGATCATCAGTCGATGGTATTCAGGAGCGCCGTGTTCCACTGCCTATTTTTACAGGTCTTCTTTTCCATCGCCTCGTCCATCTTGGCCCGGATGTCCGCGATCAGCGGGTGCTTCTTCTTGAACTTTTCGCGGCTCTCGGCCATGACGTTCTGGGCGTCGATGTTGCCGGGGTCGGAAGTCGTCGCTCCACCCTGGTGGATCACGATCGGGTAGGACAGCATGTACGAAGGCCAGCCCTCGTTGAACATCCTGATCCCGAAGTCGATCTCCTCGTAGAAGGCGAAGAACTGAGGATCGAACCCTCCGATCTTCTCCCATTTCTTTCTCTCGAATGCGAAGAGGTACCCGCACGAAGAGAGAAGGCCGGAACCCCGCTCCATAACACTCTCGGCGTACGAGAGCGGAGGAGGGGGAGACCAGTTCGTGGAGTTCACCCCCTGGTACGCTTTCAAGGCGACCATTCCGGCGTGAGCGTTCTCGCGAACCGTGTAGACCAGAGCCTCCAGCCAGTGCTCGGTCACCTCGATGTCGTCGTTCATCAGGATCTGGATGGGAGCTTCGGTATGGCGGACGAGGAGGTTCCACTGCTGCGCGACTCCGATTCGCTCTTTGACCATCAGGATGGGAACCCTGTAAGCGTTGCAGACGGTTTTGTTCTCCGCAAGCTTCTTCTCGTACGAACAGTCGTCGGAGACAAACACCTGAGCTTTCAACTTCCCCAGGCGTGTGTATCGCATGATCGAGCGTAAGCACCGCTCAAGACGCTCGGGACCATTTAAAGTCGGGATCCCGATGCAGATTTCCGGCTTCCAGGATTCTTCCATCAGACTCTCCCTCCGTTGTAAATCACAAGATGCTTCCGAGCGGTCTCGGTGTAATTTCTGGCTGCGTAGACGGCGTCCTGATTCGACCGGAGCCGATCCAGCAGGCCACGATCTTCGGCCGTCCTCTGGATCAGCGCGACGAATTCCGCCATGCTCCCTTTCGAGGCACGGACGGTGCCCTCCCCCAAAGTCATGTAGTGACTGGAGTCGGTCGCAACCAGCGGGCACTTGGCAGAGATGAACTGAGATCCGGCTGCGGAGGCCGAACCCGTGTCGAACGGACACCAGACGTACCCGAGGTCGGACATGGAAAGCCGGTTAACCAGCTCCAGGTCACTAGGGTAGCTGTCAATGTGGTGGACGCGATCGGAGATCGCGGCGCCGGCCGCGACATGAGCAATCTGCTGGCGGCAGAGGTGGGCGTACCCCTGCAGACTCTCATTGAAATGCGCGCTCGCGATCAACTGGATATGGACGTCCGGACGACTACGCATCCAGGGAGCCAGCATCTCGAGCACCTTCGGATGGTCTTTCCATGGGATCATGAATCCGACGGTCGAGATCAGGAGCGCGGAGTCCGGGATCCCGAAGTGCCGGCGCGCGGCCGACCGTTCTGGAAGGTTTGGCGCGTTCGTGCAGGGCATCGGCAGGATGTTAGCGTCCGGCGCGTGCTGCGACGGACGGTGAATGATGATCGGTCCGGCAGACCGTCCGATCTGGACATTCTCGTGACTTTCCGTGTGAAGAGTGATGAAGACTTTCGCTCCATTCTGCCGGAGCATGGCTGAGAACCTGGCGACGTCCCCACCTCCCGGCATGATCGAAGTCTCGTGCTGAAAATGGAAGACGTCGGGCTTCCACGCCAGGATCTCCTGGAACCTCTGCTCGTAGGGAGGCTGGCTGCTGAAGTACTGGACCTCGCATCCGAGTCCGGTGAGTGCATCGGCCAGGTGCGACGTGTAGGTCGAGATTCCGCACCGTTCACGCTTCGAGCTGTACATCGCGATTTTCATTTTCGGTTTCCTCGGAGGTTCAACGATAGGATTCGTTGGCCAGATGGACGGGGTGGTGACGATCGGGTGAGGCGACAGAATTGGCGCCGAAGGAAGCGAAGGATGCGAGGAGGGCTGCTGAAGTTGAGGCGGCATCGCTGGCCGAGCGATCAGAAGAGTCGGCCTCAAAACGTCTGATATGCCCCCGATTACGATCGGTTCGTGGGACGTCTCCACCGGCCAGCACCGGATGTAGTTGTAGTAGGCCAGGATCTGAGGGATAAAAACGAACTTTCCGGGATGAGACTCCCAGAGCTCTCTGAAAAAATAGAAGTCTTCGTGACCCGACTTTTCGATGTTGTACCGTTTTTGGCCGATCAGGTCCCGATGGACGACGAACATCGTATTGTCGATCTGTCCGTACTCCATCCGGTCCGGAGACGCGAGCAGGCTGCCGGCGTTGTCCCACCGACACTGGCTGACCACGAACGCGCGAGCTGATGGGTTCCCGGCCATGGCCCGCTCGATACCGGTGAAGAACTCTGGATGGACCAAGTTATCGTCGTCGAGCAGGTGGTAGTAACCGTCGGTGATCGTGTCCATGCCGAGATTTTTCTGCAGAATACCGTACTGGCACTTCGGTCCGGAGTAGACCACTTTGTCGACGTCGATCTTCTCGGACCGGAGCGACATTTCGATCCCCGGCCAGATCGCTTCGGGGTGGTCTACGACTAGGATCCAGCGGGCTCGAAGTGAAGACTTCGAGAGCGACGAGGCGATCGACTTGTGGATCCGGACGAGATTCTCCGGCCTGGAGACCGCAGTGACAAGGTTGATCCGTTCAAAGCTCACTGCGTTCACCGTCTTCAGTCCTGTCGGTCCACCAGCTTGCTTTATCGGCCGGCTTGCTGGCGGATCCGAGGCCATCGGCTTTGTCGATCTTGGAAATGACCGCAGCTTTGATTCGCTGTCCTTCCGGACCGTCCACCCAAGCCTCGAGCTTGCCGGATCGCCGCTCCTGGTTCCGGATCGATGGCCAGAGGACGAAGATGACGAACGCGAAGGTCCCGACGTTCGCCAGGATCGCCGTGATCGCGACCAGAGCCTGAACCCAGGGAGGCAAAGTGATCTGGATGATGTGAGGGATCATCTTTTCCTTTTGCGTCGTTCTACGGGCTTTTTCGGGGTACCATTACGACTGACAGGAGTCCTTCCACACCCCCCATCGCCCGGCACGACCGGAAGTAAAACCGGCCGCTCCGGGCGTCCGTTCCCGGAGATCGGCCTGTTCACCGGTTTACAGACGTGCCGGCCGATGCAGAACGGACAGAACGCCAGGTTGCAAGCACGGCACCAGCTGTACTGTCCAAGCGGGCGCCCACACCCGCATTCAGACTTGTAGATCTCTGGAGCGTCGTTGATGCTCACGCGACCGGCTCCCCGGAGTCCCGGACACGCTTCAAAGATGCCTGAGGGACGGTAAAACGGTATCCACGAAGTTGTGTGTCCCCGAGGATCTCGACCTCGAAGAGGCCACCGGACCGATCCTCGTAGACGATGGCGATCTCGACCTGAAGCGTCTCGCCGCTGGGACGCTCGACGAGCATGGGGGATGTCCCGCGCTTCTTCGACATGCCTCTCTCCTGCCCTGGAAGCTATTTTTTACCGTTACCGGCGTGGGCTTCTCGCTCGTCCAAGAGGAGCTGGAAGAACTTACTCCAGGAAAGCTCCACCCCGACTTTTTTTTCGAGGCCGATCCGGGCCTCGTCCAGGCGAAGCTTCACGTCGTTCATGACCGTGAGAGCTGTCCAGCTCTTTTTCTTTTTCTCGACGACAGGTTTTCCCATGGAATTAACTGTACAGTTATTCACTGTAAAAGCAAGGAAATTCCCTCAAGCTTCAGATGTTTCAGTTTGCCGTCAACAGGATAGGTTCCGACCCCTGCCCAATCCTTCGGCCCGTCGGTCAGCTTTCCGTTCTCTCGGAAGTCTCTCAAGATCATCGCACAGACGAAACATTTCGGAGACCGGATCTCGAGGACTCGAACGGCGTCAGGTGGTAACACGATCGTCGGTTTATCGGCCAAAGGATTTCCTCCACTTCTCGAAAGCCTCACGCTCATTCCGCGCGAGCAGCTGGGAGAGATTGTTCAGACGTTCCATCTCGTCGCAGGACGCCTCGCCGGCCTGCACCTTTGCTTGCAGCCGCTCGATCTGGATCCGCGTACGAGATAGATTCGCCCAGCCTTTTTTCTTCATCGCCTCGAGATCCGTGGCGCCGAATAAATTGCTCATGACAGACCCTCCACTTTCTGTATTTTTATCACGGCATCGACTGCAACAGCCAGCACTGCATCGTCGTCCTGGAGCTCGGCCAGGTCGACGATTGTCTTCCAGGTGGTGCCGCGGACACCGACGCGGATGGGCGTGTCCGCGTGCGGGACCTCGACCAGCGCGGTCAGGCCGGTGGCGCGGAACTGGGAGACGGTCATGGACTCGATCAGGTAGAACGGCTCGTTGCCGGATAGACCAAACGGCGGTCCATCGTGATATTCCTCAAGCAGCTGAATCCACTGTCGTTTGACCAGGCAAAAATCGTTTGGCGTCTGGCAGAGACAGGCCCGGAGCCAGGAGGACGGGCACCGCTGCCCCTCACGGTAGAGACGGCCAAGATGAGAAGCACCTTTCTGAAGACGAAATGGGATCGCTGCCTTCCTTCTGGCGACCACAATCGACCCTGTTTCTTGGCTTTCCATGGCTCCTCAATTCTGGACAGTTGGACAGTTACCCTGTTACACCTCTCCGCGCGCGCGTGCGCGCGATTAAGGGGCATAATTAGGGAAACGCTCCAACTGTCCGGAAAACCGCAAAATTAGAGAAATTTTCAAGTTTTTCAAAAAAACTGTCCAAGATTTTCCAGGTCATTTTTGGCTACTCCGCTATCAAAACTGATTTTCCTTCGTCAGGCGCGCGGACAGTTCAGAGAGTCCGATCCCAATCCGCCACTTCACACCCTGCTTCTCAGTCTTGTATCCGAGGTCGGTCAAGCGCCGGCCGAATGATGTCCCGCTCATCAACTCTCCGCCGATCTCCCGCTCATGCCATTCCGAGAAAGCCTCGTAGAGGTCCCCCGCCCGAACCTTCAAGCTCGGCATCAGGACGCAGCAGTCGGAGAAGAATTTTCCGATCACATCAGAGTCGCTTCGGTAGTCAGAGGTCGCGGAGAGCACCTCCGTCGGATCGGCTAGGCCGCCTTCCAGCCAGGTCTTGCAGCCACGAACGGCCCAGGCTAGGATCCCGGGCGTCTCGTTCATCAGCTTGTCCATCAGATTGTAATCGATCTTGTCTGGCCCTGGGACGAACAGGAACGGAATCAGCCGGACCCGACGCCAGATCCCGAAGTCTAATCCTTTGATTTCCGGTTTGTTGTTGGTCGCCATGAAGATCTTCCAGGTCGGCTTGAGTGTCCAGAAGTCTTCTCGCATCCGGCGGACTTTGATCTCGTCCCCTCCGGTCAGCTGCTTGACGAAATTTTCCGCAAGGCGGCGGCCATCCTCGACTTCAACCGTCGTAACCAGACGCTTGCCGGCGAGGTCGGCTCGCTCGGTTGGGTGCGGACTGCCTCCGCGAGTCATCAGCAGGTCCGGAGCGGTTTCAGCGGCGTAGTCGTTTCCGATAACGTTCCGGAGAGCGCCAAGGAACGTCGACTTTCCATTCGCTCCGGTGCCGTACAGAATCGGAAGGATGTGCTCCCGGATCACTCCCGTTAGAGAATACCCGGCAAGCCTCTGGAGGTAGGCGACCAAAGCTTCATTCCCACCCATGATCTCGTTCAGAAACTGTTCCCAGCGAGGTGCTTTTGCATCGGGGTCGTATGGGGTCGGACAGAGTTTAGTCAGGGTATCCTCTCGATGGTGATCCCGGAACGTTCCGTCTTTCAGGTTCAAAGTTCCGTTCAGGCAGTTCAATGTCCAGGGATCGATGTCCATCTGCTCCGGTTCGATTGCCAGCATGTGCTGGGAAACTTTTAATGTCGCGGAAATCCTTTCCGCTTTCTGGCGCTTCTCTCCAGCATTCGACGCGACGTCAACTGACCGACCGAATGCAGCACCCCTTCTATCCTGGGTCCAGCGGCGACCGTCCCAGACGACCCATTTTTTCCACGGGTCGCAGTACAAGAAATCTTTCCCGAAGTGACCGACGAATACGGTAGCAGCGTCGATATCGGTGACGGGTCCATCGTCTTCTTTTTTCTTTTTTTCGCTTCGTTTTCCAAACCCTTCATCGAGAAGAACTCTTGCGGATTTCTTGAAGTCTCCGCCGTACTTCAAGAATGTGAGCGCCGCCCACTTTGAATAAGTCGCGTCCGGGATGAACGGGTCCGCATTCGAACTGAAAACGTGGAGGTTATCCCCGCAGAATCCGACACTGGCGCTGTGGCCGACGTCGGTCTTTCCAGGTCGGCGCCAGTACGAGATAAGACCGTCAGACTTTACCTTCGTCCAGCCAAATGGTTCAAGAACCGATTCCCAAGTCGATCTTGCATTAAAATCGTCTCCTGGGTTTTCCTCTCCTTCTTTTGCGGGCGTCCCTTTCTCCCCAGGGCCAATGATCTTTTTCGGGGCCCGGTTGAATGATCTAGCTGTTTCAATTAAAAGAGCCCGATCTTCTGCTGAGAGGGTTGGTATTTCTGTTAGCATTGGCCCGTCGGCGTGAACATAAGACTTCTCAAGCGGGTGGCACTTCGGATGACTTGGAGGAGCCAGGACGTATCCGCCTTCGCCGCGGGTTTCGATCAGTGTATGTTTATCTTCGGCTGTAGCTAATTTCTTATTGTGCTCGATCGATTTTGACCGGTAGTAGAAATGAGCCCCCCCTTTTGGGGTTAAGATGCGAGGTAGTGATTTAAGAAGTTCTTCTTTTATTGAGCAAACAGCTTCGATCCATGGCTGAATTAGATCTGGATCGTCGAAATCTATAATTTCTAACCCGCCGCTAACCATTCCCCCGATGACCGCAATGCCAACCGGCTTTGTTCCGGAAAACCAACGAACAAGCTCTTCGTCGGTCGCTCGACGCTTCTCGTATTCTTTCCATTGAATAGATGGCGCTTTCGATCCGTCAGCTCGAACTGGAACTATTGATAATCCAGCCTCGACGTATGCTCGCGCTGCATCGAGAATGTATTGGTTGGACGCCGCCTCCGGCGTCTTCCCTCGATCTCCACCCATGCCTGCCCCTCGTCTCTTTCGGAACCCTTGCTATTTCTCCCTGATGGGCCGCTTCCGTGGGGGCGGAAGCGGCAGACTGAGAGAAAGGGCTGAGGAGCCCTCCCGAAAGAGACCTAGAATTTGACGGGCTTTCTCGCTCCGCTGGCGACCGGCTTCTGTGCCGTCGTTTGACCTTGTTTCTGGGCGGTCTTCTGAGGCGGCTTCGTCGTTTCCGGGCTCCAGGCGTTCCAGTGGGTGTCGTTCGACCGGACGTACCCATTCAGGTCGGCCTTGTCTCTGAGACCGAACTCGGCGGTCTTGCCGGCCCAGACGTTGTCCAGGAGCTCCTTGGGATCTGCCACTTCAATCCCAAGGATCGTTGAGGCATCCCGCATCACGAACGGCCATGCGTCCGGCGTGATCCAGAACACCTTTTCGAAGGTCTTACCCTTCACGGCTTCTCCTTCGACCTCGGCGGGCTCGAGAATCTCGAGAGAGATCTTGACGGCCTTGGTTCCACTCGGGGTGACGAAGTACTCCCGGTCGACCATGTTCCCATCGCCCTTCGGGTCGAATGCTACGCAGACGCCCTTATAGGCGTTGAACTGCGGCAGACGTCCGGGGGTGCTCGGCGGCGGCGCCTTTTTCATGCTCCCCCAGTCGACGTCCATGTCCGCAAACGGATTCTCAGGATCGTGGGTCATACGATTCTCCTTAAGTTAAAAAAATCACCCAGAAACCTTCGACTCACTCAGTCGCCGTACGAATGGAGTCCCGTGTTCGTCCCTCTCCAGGGCCGCTCTTCCGGAAAGAACTTCACCGAACTCTCGCACAAGAAAGTCAGCCTGGAACTTCTTCAGGTCTTTGGTTGATTCGATCTTGTAGAGCGCCTTGATCAACTTCCTTCCGTCGTCGCTGTCAAATGGCGACCCATCCGGCCAGGTCATCTTGTTGCAGGTCGTCATGAGAACCTTAATGTCGGCCGTGGTCACTTTCGGAGCGTCTGGATCTCCTCCGCCTGAAAACTTCTCAAGCATCTCTCCGACCCGGTCCACCGATCCGCGGTCATCGGTCGAAGGGACGTCCTGCTCGACCACGACGAGCGGCTCACTCTCTACTTCCTGTTTTGGGGCGTCCGGGGCGTTGAGCATCTTCTTGACGTGAGGCTTGAACAGCTCATCGAACGCACGCTTGCCGGTGACGTCGTGGACCGAGTACTTCGGCATCCAGTCGTACCGAGTTCCCAGGACCGTCACCAAGTGCTTCGACGTCTTTTCTTTCTTGTTCTCCTCGGTGCTCAGACGAAGAATCAGATCGAAGATGTATTGGGTCTGCTTGTCGCACTCCATGATGAAGTTTCCTGTCTTTCTCTGAACTTCTTCTCCTTTGCTATTGACGCTTTCGGTAAATTCGTCACGCTCTCTCGGGCAGAGCACTACGTGCATTGGAAGTCGGATTAACATGTTCAGAAACGCGAACCACCGCCGACCGGCGATCGTCCATTCGGACTGAGAAAGGATCTCGTGACCGCGCTTCTTTTTCACCATCTCCACGAGATCGTTGAGCATGTCCTTATAGAAGACCGTGACCGGGTCGATCACCAGCGTTGCGCCAACGATCGGCTTTCGCGAAAGCTCGGTCACTTCCTCTCCCAACCCCTTCCAGGTGTTTGTGTGCTTCACCTGGAATTCATACTTCTCCGCATAAGCGTCGGTTCCTCGCTCGCCGTCAACGACTTGTGGATTTGGAAACGACAAACCGAACCTGGTTTTTCCGACCTTGGCACCGCCCTGAAGCGCGACCTTCAGGTACTTCTTCGTCCGCTTCGGATCTTCGAACATTACTCCGACTCCTAATTCAACTCTCTATTGATACCGTCTGACTGTGTCATGATAGGTCACTCTTCTTTCGGCATCGGCACGAAGTACATCTCGATTTTCGACCTGGTCAAGGCGACGTACTTGATGTGCATCTCCTGCTCGTACTCCCATGCTTTATTTGCCATGGGATGCGGCATGAGATCCGGATCGATGATGAAAACTCGATCAGCCTCCAAGCCCTTCGCCCGGTGGACGCTGCTGCAGACGATCCCATCGGACGTGTCATCGAAGATCCGGAGAGTGCGGTCGACTAGCTCTCGGACCGTTGATAGGCCTTCAGCTAGGACGTTGATCGTGTCGACTTTGTCGCTCAGGTTGACGGTAGACTTGCCAGCGGAAGAAAGCTTCTTCAGTTCTTTCTGGTAGTGCAGTTCGAGTTTGTCTCTAAATAGGTCGATGGGGGTCGCCGTTCCCATTCGTCCAGAGACTTTCTTGATCAGCGAGCATATCCCGGTCCCGATGTCTCGACCCCGGATTACGGCCTTTTTTTCGGCACGGATCAGTGCGAACGCGACCCTGGCTAGCGGAGCGTTCGTTCGGCACAGGACGAGGTCTGCTGGAGCCATCATTTCGAGCGCCTCGTTGAAATCCAAGATCTCAACCAAGCCCTCCGGAGCGTCCGGACGTGCCTCGATCCCGGGGACAATCGCCTGCGCCATGGCAACGTGCTTGGTCGGGCACCGGTATGTGATCGAAAGAGGAAATACCGAAGCTTTCAATCGTTCGATGGTTGATGTCATCGCCTCGGTGTCGGCTCCTCGGAATCCGTAGATCGACTGGTTTCGATCTCCGACGCAGACGACCCGAGTCCCCGGTCGAATCGTTTTCATGATCAGTTCCAGCTGACACCGGTTTAGGTCCTGACATTCATCGACGAAGACCCAGTCGAATCTGTGAACGTGCAGGTCCATCACGACTGGAAGCCAGATCATGTCGTCGAAGTCGATCTGCGCTCGATCCATTAAACAGGCATCGAGCATCTCCGGAAGTTTTCTGACGACTGGTCCAACGTCCTCGACATCTTCAGATTCAATCCCAAACCGATCCATCATGACGGAGATCTCGGATTGGCTGGTCGGGTCTATCAGGGTTGCTTTCGCAAGGCTGACTGCACGCTTAGCGAGTTTCCGGATCTCAGCATTTTCGTCCAGTCGTCCGACCCATCGAGCGGGGAACGCATCAAGCGCGATCCCATCCAACTTGGACCCATCCTTATCGACGTCAGCTTGATGGAGATACTTCTTGGCAGCTTTCAGGCCGAGCGAATGGAGAGTTGAGACTTTGACGTGTCCTGGCGCGCGACGGGAGAGCTCTGCAGCGATCGAAGCATTGAAGGCGGTGAAGAGGACGTTGCCGCGAACAAGCTTCAGGGCTTCCAGTACGGTGCTTGTTTTTCCAGATCCGGCGACCGCCTCGACTACGGCATTTCCGGTTCCGGTTCGGATCCAGTCGTAGATCGCCGCCTGGTACTTCGATGGGACCCGCGCTACCGTCTCTCTCTCAGTCATCCAATCTCTCTACTCTTGAAGCCTTTGAAAACGCATCTCCCGCACAAAGGTGCGGCGCCTACAGATGTCACCCCGTAGACGTTTTCCAAGATGTGGCGGAAGATGCGTTCCCAAAGACTTCTTTTCCACGGGGTGACATGTCAGGATAGTACAGTGAATCACATTGGTTGTCAAGCGAATTTTTCTATTTCATTCGAGTCTTAGTCGGTATACTTATCCCGTGCCCGAGCAAAAGTACCTGGACACTGAGGTTTGGTGCCCTGTATCCGGGTTCCAGACCAAAAACGCAGGCGCCATCCCCCCTCATAAAATCGGCCTGATGATCTGCACGGACGGGAATCTGTACGGAAGGTGCCCGATTCACCTCTCCAAGGTTTTCATTCAGGACAAAGAGACCATTCGAAGAATCATCGAAGCCTCAAACGTCGTTCGGGTGAAAGAGAAGAGGGTTAAGGAGACAAAGAATGCCGCGTCGTAGGTCAGAGAGTGGGAATGGAAGCGATCCGGCGGATGAATCGAGGCCGATGACTTCAGAAGACGTTCAAATCAGGGCTGTGGTGAGCGGCGGCGCCGACGAAGTGAAGAAGCAGCTCGGCATCCAGACGGAAAAGACCGAGGCGAAGCCGGAGCCCGCCGCCGACGACTTCGAAAATTTCTTCAAGCTGCTCCGGAACCCGAAATTCATCGTCAAGGTGAAGCGTCTTCGGCCGAAACAGTGGAAGGGCGTCAAGACCGCCGTCGAAGTCTGGACCAGCGAGCTCCCATTGCAGTGGGAAGAGATCAAAAGCGAGGTCCAGGAGAACGCGGGCGGCGGAACCTACAAGGTTTCGGTCGTGAATCCCGAGGCCGGCGGCATCATCGACGCTCGAAACTTCGAGCTCGACGGGGACCCGCTCATCCAGAGCGCCGAGATGACCCCTGAGGAGAAGGCGATGTTCGGCCCTCAGGAGAAAGACGCCACTCAAGTCAGCATCGACGGCCTCGATCGTCGCGCTGCGGTGACCGCGAAGCTGCTCGAGGTCGAGAATCTCGAGCACCAGCTCGAGGAAGCGCGCATGGCGAGAACCGGAAAGGGGAAAAAGGGTTCCGAGGAAGCGGACTCCAGAATCTTCGATCTCGACCGCCGTCTGACCGAGGCGAAACACCAGGCCGAACTCGAGGCGCGCGACCGCCGGCATGCGGACGAGATGCGAGAGCTGAAGGCGATGATCGCCGCGAGCCAAAAACCCGTCCAGCCCGCTGGCCAATCCGAAACCGCTCTCCTGCTTGGGCAGATGCAGAAGATGCAGGAGTCCAGCGACAAGCGGTTCGGGGACATGATGAAGCAGATGCAGGACGACCGGATGAATCTGCTGGTCCAGAAGATCGACAACCTCGAGAAGCGCCCCAACAAGGAAAGCGGTGGATTCCTTGATTTCGCGGAGAGCGCGATCAAGATGAAGAAGCTGTTTGGGTGGGGCGGCGACAGCGGAGACGATGACGACGACGAAGACGACCCCAACGACGACCGCCCTTGGTGGGAAAAAGCCCTCGACCGCCTAGGCGACAAGCTGACCCCGCGCGTGATCGACAGGATCTTCGAGAACCTCGACGGCCTCCAGAAGAGCGGCAAGGAAGTCAACAAGGAGGACTTCAAAAAAAGCCTCGAGATCGAAATGAAGAAAGCCGAGGACGAGGCCGTCCGGGTCGCCACCGAGCGAGCCATCGCAGCCCTGCCGCAACCAAAAGAGAATCCTCCGCCGAAAAAAGAGCCGGTTCCTCAGGTGAACGTCATGGAACGAAAAGTCGTCGGCGCGGCAGCCCCGGCAACACCTGCGACGGAAGCAAAACCTGAGGAAGCCGAAAAGAAGCCAGACCTTCACTTGGTCACGGACGCCCCTGTAGCTGAGCCGGCCACCGACGCAACGGCTCAGGTGAAACCTCAGATGTCCGTTGCCCAGGAAACCTGCTATCGGGTCTGCAGTACGATCATTGTTCTGGAGCGAGAACTCGAAACACGTCCTCGTCAGTACGACTGGAACTACGAAGGCGCCTGGAAGCTCCTGCCCGAGACGGTTCTCGAGAAAGTCTGCCTGGCAAAGACGCCTGCGGAAGTCTTCGAGGCTTTCAAGGTCGAAGGCATCAACGCCGTCGACCTGGACAAGATGCGGGACAAGGTTCTCTCATCTCCGCGCGCAACCGCGTGGATGTCGCTCGGCATCGAAGAGCTCAATCACTGGTGGCTCGAACTGGAGAAGAATCCGAAATTTGATCCGGCCGACGAGGAAGAAGCCGAAGTAGAAGCCGAAGAGGAGGGAAGCGGTCTATGAGCGGAGAGGAAGCGAAACCGAAACCGAACGGAGACGCGCTTGCGGTCCAGATGCTGGATACGCTGATCGCCCTCCAGGTGCAGATGCAGGCGAATGCGAAGCTTGCATCGGAATTCTGCGAGAAGATGGACGACCTGATCGGTCACTTCGAGGTCGTCGGCCTCACGATGGAGATCCTGGCCGCGATGAAGGACAAACAGAAGCTGGATCTCAAGGATCTCGCGCGGGCCTACATCGAGGCGAACGAGGAGATCTTCGGTGAAGAGGAAGAGGACGTGGACGACCCGGGGGACCCGCTCGTCGACATTCGAAGGTGAACCATTTCTCTTGCATTCTGACGGTTGAAGGGGAATACTAACTCGAAGAAGTAACGAGCGACCAAAAGCCCCGCGGTACTGAGTTGAAGTATCCAGTACTCCGGGACTTTTTTATTTCTGGAGACCCTGTGGCCAGTATGCTCGAGGACGTTTCCGAAAACGTTCTGACATCCAGCACCATTCAGCGGATGTACCAGCTGGTCGGCCAGGCCGTCACCGATCCAAAGTTCCAGGAGCTCGTCTACCAGATCACTCAAGCCGTCCCCGGAAAAGACTACTCCGGCGAAGTCCGGTCGATCTTCAACTGGGTGAAGTCGAACATCAAGTACACACGGGACCCGTACGGCGTCGAACTGGTCCAGGACGTCTGGAGCACGATCAATCGCGCTCGCGCCGATTGCGACGACTTCTCGATCCTGATCGCCGCAATGGGCGAGGTGATGGGGAACCCTTCCCGCTTCGTCACCGTCTCGACGCGTCCCGACAAGGAACCCTGCCACGTCTATCCGGAACTGAACACTCGTGGGAAGTGGACCGCGCTTGACGTGACCGTCGCTGGAAGTTCCGTCGGCTGGCGCCCGTCCGCCGGGATCACCGACCGGAGAATCTGGACCCGGCAGGACGTCGGGGTCAGTGGGTACGAAAGCGCCACCGTCGAGGGACTAGGAATGCCTCCATTTTTCAGATCCAGCCTGTCCCCGATCAATCTGACCCCGGACGTTCGGAACGACATCTCGCACACGTACGCGGATCCGGCCGCTGGGTCGCAGATCGACATGCCCAGGCCTCAGCCCGGCACGCCGCGCGCCATGGTCGCTCGGTTCTCGGATACGACCACGCAGCCAGGGGCCGGCGGGATCCCCTACGACGGTCATTACCCGATCCGCAGCCAGAAGAGCTACCGGGATGCCTGGTCTTTCATCGCTCGAAAGGATGTCCCCATCCACCTCAATGCTTGGGGGTATATGGAACCCTGGAAGACCGACTGGTCGAAGGCTCTTCCTCAGCCGAATGTATCGGAGAAAAATCTCATGAAAAACGCATGGAGTGGTTACGCGATCGGAATGGCAGGTCTCGGTGATGCGGACCCCAACGAGGCCGCCGCCGTGGTCTCTGCGGTCGCCCAGGACACCCAAGCCAAGGTTGCCGCTGGTACGATTGCCCCGAGCCAAGCCACCGCCCATGCGGCTGCCGTGGTCGACGCTGTCACTAAAGGTGACGCCGTGACGGTCTCGAAGAATCCCGCAACTGCGGCGACTCTCACGGCCATCGCAACTAAGAGGTCCGCGCGCTCAGGGTCGACCGGTTCTGGATCGGAAAACGAACCGTCTCTCTCCTGGCTTCCGAAGATGAACGGATCGGAATCCGGCCTCGGGGAATACTACTCGAGAGGCGTCAATCTCGGAGGTCTTGGAGACGACGCGGTCGCTGCGGTCGCGGACGCCGTCCAAAAGGATGTCACGAACGCCGTCGCCGCCGGGGCTATCGCTCCGTCGGATGCGTCCACCGCTGCTGCGAAAGTGGTCGATGCCGTCCAGGCCGGAGACGCTTCGATCGTGAACACGACTTCGACTCCCGCCACCGCTGCGGTCGTCAAGAAGATCAAGCAGGGCAGCGGGAAGGCCCGCACGCCCGCCACCAGGGCGCATCACCCCGTCAGTGCCGGCACTCGGCGTGACAGTTCGATGCGCGCCGGCCAGAACGATTACTGGCTGGACGACCCATCCCTCGAGTGGAATCCGCAACTGTACGGCCTGTCCGGTCTCGGCGGTCTCGGCGGCCGGGTCAGGGCGATCCCGGTCGGGAACGGCAACAGCAACTCTCTTTATAAGACCGTCCATGCCCATGTGAAGCGGATGCTTCCCGCAGCGGCCCGCAAAGCCGGAGTCCATCCATCTCGAATTGCTGCCGTTCTTGGAAGACCTTCTCGCGGTGTATCTGGCCTCGGCCAGACTCAGTCCGTGACGGTCGACCCGGCCACGTCTTCCGCAGCCGCCGGAAACATCACGAACGCCATCGTTGGCGTGGTCGACCCCGCAGACTCGGCCGCTGTCGCTCAAGCTGTTCAGGCTGGAGTCACAGCGATCGTCGGTTCGGCGGCTCCGACGTCTGGGTTCTCCTTCAACTTGACGGGGTGGGGAGTCCCTCTACTCGTGGTGACCGCCATCGGCGGCCTGGCGTACTGGATGACCCGCCGGAAGAAGCTTTCCTATAAGAGGAACCCATCTCGTCGGCGCAGCGGCGGCAAGGGCGGAAAGTCGAGCACGGGGACGTACCTTTTGCTCGGCGGCGGAGCGCTCGCGGCGTACATGATCTTCAAGGGTCCGGCAACTCCAGCCGCTGGAGCTCCTCAGACTCTGGCCCAGAAACTTATGTCGAGCGCGATGAGCCTATTCAAGCCGACCGCAACTGGGGCTCCGGGTGCCGGGACGGCGGCCCTGACCAGCATCTTTGGCGGCGCTGCTACGGCAACGGGCAAGGCTGCGGCTGGGTCTCCCGCTCCATCTTCCGCTTCCACGCCGGCGCCGGCGCCGACCGCGACTCCTCAGGATCCGTTTGCCGCAAATCAGGAGGCGGTCGCCGCGACCACCGCGCCTCCTGCGCCTGTGGACACGTCGTCTCAGGACAATTCCATGATCACGAGCCTGGACGACAACTCGTCTTCATAGATGAACCTCGGAGAGTACCTCGTCCAGGAAGGCACCAGGATCGGCCAGGAGGCGATCGACGGAGTCCATTCCGGTCGGATCCGGAACGTGGGCGAACTCGAAGCATTCGTCAATCGCGGACTCGGGCAGACTGCCGACGATATCACGGCTTTGGTGTCCGGAGCCTCCTCTCCGATGGTCCAGAGCATGATGGCGTCGATGCAGCCGACGATCATGAACGTGTTGACCGCCTACACACCGACGTTTGCTGCTGTTACCGGAGGACTGCTCGCACTGTCGGTGCTGCTCGGCGTCTGGGTCGCTCAGGAAACGTACGTGAGGGGCCGGTAATGGTCCCTGGGCTACTCGACGAGATCTCGGACAAGGCGACTTCGCTCATCAAAAGCGGGCAGGCTCGGACTCCGGAAGAAGCGACGGACCTTGCGATCAAAATCTGCTGCTCCGACGGAAGCTGCGATCCCGGGCTCGGTGGATTTCTTACCGATGCCTGGAACGCGCTGACTGGGAAACCTCAGTCCTGGTACACCAACGTCTCGAACATACAGAACCAGTTGAGCGTCCTGCTTGCCGGTGTCACCGCGGTCGGTCAGGACGCCTGGAACAACACAACGGATGGGACAACCGACTACAATCAGGTAACGAGCGACATCCAGGCTGCTCTCACGGCAATCATCGTGACGACGAGTCATGTGCCGGACGACGCGACGATTGCGAACGCTCAGTCGACGGCAAATACGTATCAGGCGCAGCTGAACCTCGTTCAGGCGGCGACCCCGGATTTAGCGGCCCAGGTCCAGGCTGATCAGGCTCAGGTCCAGTCGATGCTTCCTGGGCCGATGACGAGTCCGTCTGCCGCTGGTCAGGCTGCGTTCGAACAGGAACTGTCCGACCGGGCGAACGCGCTGCTCAGTGGCCTCTCGATCGGGACGGGCCTAGTGCTTGGCGCCGGTGCGTTGTTTCTCCTGTGGTATTTCTTCGGGAGATGACGATGAGATCGAATCCTCTCCTGATGACCGTCATGGGAAACCCGTGCCACAGCAAGACCGGACGATACAAGGAGAACCCGTTCATTCTGGTGGACTCCGGAACGAACAAGATCATCCGAACCTGGCGCGGGTCGATGATGGACCGGAAGCCGTGGCATTGGGCGCAGGATGCGGCCCGTCGCCTCGGGCGGCCGGTGTTCGTCGTGGCGCATCCTTACGTGCCAAAGACGTTCCGTGCCGGCGTCGAGGTGTCGCCGCTCTTCTATGCGGGCGGTGGATTCCAGGAGGTTCGTCCGGATGGAAGTACGGGGCCCGCGCCGTCTTTCTGGTATCGACGGAACTCTCCAGGATTCTTTCCCTCCATGGCCGGAGGGATTGCGGGGACGCTCGTCGCCAATGCGGTTGCGAATCCAGAAGCGCGTCGGCCGAAAGGCGTTATCTAT